CTTTGTCGCGTCTGATTTATCCTGTCGCTTGGCATTTAAATCAAAAAAAACAGACAAATCAGCATCTGTAATTGCTTCAAAAGCAATCCTTTGAAAGTCGGTAGACCCATCCTCAGCGTCGTAGACATTCCTTAGGCGCCAAGCCCCGAAGCCTCCAGCAGATGCCTCGTCAAAGGCCACGTCTGCGGCTTCCTGAGCGCCAGAATCCGCTTGATCCGCTCGGTACAAGCCTTCGCATGCTGCCGCTAAAACATCGGATTTTGCGCCATCTTTTGACACAAACGATGCGTTCATCCGGTTTGCGCGATATTCGTTTAGCTGGCGCGTCAGCGCTGCTTGTATTTTGTTTACCTCGGGCTTTGGGCGATTTTCAAACATTTCGCGCCATTCGCCCTCGTATTGAGCGCCAGCTACCCAAGCGAAGCGCCTATCTTCGCGGCATTGCTGGCGCTCCTCCCATTGCGCCGCCGCGATATCATCAAACAGCTCGAGCGCTTCGCGGTGTATCTCTTTTAGCTTTTCGTTGTCCATTATTTGTTCCAAGTTTGATAGCTAGGCAGGGCGATAGCTCGCACGATACTAGTCTTTGCAGCACGCCTAGCCCCCTCGCAAGCATAGCGCAAAGCATCAATCACGTGGTTATGCTTATCGGCTAGCACATTAGTCGGCTTGTTTGTCTGCGGGTCTATCACATAACTATAAAGTGTTAGCTCGTCAATCAAGTGCTTACACCTAGGGTTTACCACTATATCATAGGATTTTAACCACTCTACCCCTTCCTCAACCGAACGCGCCCCCTTGATTGCGCCTTGTATCTTGGGGTAACCGTGTTTGCGCATGTGTGAAATTGTTTCAGGGCGGGCGCTGTCTGCCACCATCGGCCAGCGCTCAGAGTCTGGCACGCTGTGGAAAAGTGACGGCGTATCCACAATCTCGCAGCCGATTTGATACGCCTCGTAATCTACATAGAGCTTGCGACCAACTATGTGGCAGCGCACCAGTACCGTCGGGTCCTGGGCAAAGCCCCAATCTGCCCCTAGCCTGTGCAAAGCGTCGGGCGGCGTATCAAATTCTTGCACGCTCCAATTTTTAAACACCTGCGAATCATCCCGCTCCAAATACGCGCCCTCCCACTTGTGCAGGTAAAACCCGTAATCACGGGCTTTGTCATACTCCATTTCGCGGCGGCTGCGCTCTGAGAACCAAGGATTATCCGCATGGTTAATTTCGCAGCCAATGCCACGCTCTGGAGCTGACATCCTAAATCGCATATCCACAGCGCTACCCTTGCGCTTGGGATTCCACAACGCCCATATCTCGCTCTTGGGCTCACGCACCGTCCCTGTAAGCGTCCCCCACGAGTCCTCGCTCGTGTCCTCTGCCTCCTCGACTATAGCCAAATCAATTTTTGCTATGGATTTTATAGCCGTGGCGTTATGCTTCAATCCTCGAAAAAAGAATTCGGTGCCATTTCGTTTGTTTCGAATGTAGTCTATGCCCACGTCATAAGCATCGCTTAAAAAGTCATATCGAGCAATCGAAGACCTTAATTCGGCATGGAAGCTCTCACGTATCGAGCCTTGAAGCTCACGCGTACACAGTATGCGCAGCGGCTCAGCGTAGCCCAACACCGCCGCCATTGTCGCGGCGCTAGCGCTCTTTGCACTTGCACGCCCGCCATACAGCCAGCGGTAATCCACAGACCCGCGAGGCGGCGCAAAGACGGCGGCGGCTTTGGCTGGCAGCTCTATTTTTGCGGAGTGCACGCGACGCTCACAATATCAACTCGGGTGACCAACGGGGCTTTAGCGTCGCCGCTCAATTCGATTTTTTCGCCATATTGCTTGGGCGCAAGTTTTGATAAGTGCCAGCGCCTAAACTCTGCCTTAGCCCGCTGCATCTGCACCCACGCTGGATCAATCTTTGCGTCTACTGTAATACGCTCTGGGTTTTGGTCAAAAATAAGCTCTGTGTTAGCGGCATAATTTGCAATCATGGCCTCGCGCGCGCGTGTGTATTGTGCATTGCGCTCGGCGCCGCCCACTGTAGTCCAGTGTAAAAAGCTATTTACAGTAACCCCAGTATTTTTACAAGCATCACGCACACTCTCACACTCTGCCAATATGTCCAGCGTCTTAGCGTAATCCAGCTGCAATTCTTTAAGCGGTTTTTTTGCCATAGGCAAATTATATTGTCAATTAGGGTTTGTCCCTACAAAATAAATCAAATAACCTCGCATAAGTGCAGTTTATGCACTACAATGCACCCATGCCGCGAATTTCTTGCGGTACTAACTGGAGTAAATTATGACCACAACCATTGCCACTTATTACACATTCGTACCGTCTGGTAAAAAATACACAGTCGCGCTTAAAACAAGGTTTGCATCCTCTACTGGCATGCGTCCAGTAACGATAAATGTACCGGATGCGCCCGTAAATATGTCGATGCTTCGGGCTGCAAAAATGGCTGATGCACTGAACGCAGCTTGCGCAGAGGCTGACACTGTACAGGCCACGCGCTTGGCTCGCTTAGCTTTGTCCATTTGAGGCTGCCATGAAACACTTAGCCCAATTCGCCGCCCAAGTAGCGGCCATGTCCGACGATCAACGCGCCGCCATTGCGGCTCGCATGCCTATCACCACAATCGAGGGTCGCGCCCTATCGATGCGCAATCATGCCCTTTGTTTTATGCAAAACCCCACGCCCATCACAGTCGTGGGCGGCTTTAAGCAATGGCTAGGCGCTGGCCGCTGCGTCAAAAAAGGCGAAAAGGCCATGTACATCCTGCACCCATGCGCTAAAAAAGACTTGGCAGGGGAGGACGCGGGCGTGTATTTCCGCGAAGTTCCGATTTTTGATGTTACGCAAACTCAGTAGATTGCATCATGCACATAAACGAATTAACCGCCCACGACACAGAGCAGGAAATTGGGATTTTCAGCGAACAATTAGCACTTGCTCAGGCGCTAGGCATGGGCAAAGCTGCAAAGCAACACAAGGCATATTTAACTGCTTTGTGGGCGCATTTAAACGCCATTAAACCAATCCAAAAAATTAGTGAAGATGAATTGCTTGCTGAATTGCTTACCTAAAACCTAGGGTAACCACCTATAAAATAACTCAAATAATATATCATAAGTGCAGTTTACGCACTAAAATACACCCATGCGCTGAAATGTTCAACGCAATAACTGAAAGTAAATCATGCTGGTATCCTACGGTAAAATGACAGAAAAGCAAGTCAATGATATAGTTGCACAATTTGAAGCACTGCGCGGTGCTGAAATACTTCGTTCCAACGCTGCCATAAAATTGTTTATGGTTAAAGCTAATGGGGAAAAAATTAGAATGCTAGACGCATTGAAAATAACAAAGGGTTATCTAGTAAGAGCCGAGGAAAAATTACTAAGCAAAGTAGTAAGGTAACTAGTCAGAGAGCACAATAGAAAAACAACAGAGGCTCTATACCTAAAATTTGGCATGCCTTTAGAAGATTTAAATTACTTCTAATTGCCAAATTACATAAAATCCTGCGAAGCGCGAATTGTTGACGCGCTAAATGGTAACTCAGGCAAGGGCCGCCACAGCTTTGTAAAAATTTTGTTTAAAAAAATGCAAGTCTATCAAATCCCAGAGGGGCTTGCCCCTCAATACCAAGGCTCTGGCTATGCTCTGGCTATGCGCTGGCTGCGCATCAAGCCATAAAAGCCGATCCGGCTAAGCGTGCGCACTCCATGTCTTTGTCTTACGCTAGCAAAAAAGTAAAAGACATGACAAAAACCTTGAAATTGCTACAAAACTTTGGGCGTAAAATGAACCATACCGAACTTCGCGCATTGCGAAAAAAAGCAAAACTAACCCAACAAGCATGCTGGGAGATTGTCGGGCGAACGTCTGGACGGCAGTATAAAAACTGGGAATCTGGGAAAGCTCCCATTCCCTTTGCGGAATCTCAGCTACTTTGCATTGGCTTAGTGTTTTTTAAGCACTTAGCCGTAGCTGACGTGC